GGTTCAGCGATAGGTCAAACAGGTCAAGCAAGTTATGATCCAACTTCTTATCAACAGTTTATGGATCCCTTTATGGAAGATGTTATTCAACAGCAATATCAAGACATCGCAGAGCAAGGACAAAAACAACAAAATCAATTAAGTGGTAATGCTATAAGTGCAGGTGCTTTTGGTGGATCTAGACAAGGTATTGCACAAGGTGAGATTGCAGCAAATGTTATGGATCAACAAGCTAGAACTGGTTCACAGTTAAGATCTCAAGGCTTTGCTCAAGCACAAAGTGCCGCACAACAAGCAGCACAACAACAATTAAGACAGGCACAACTAACAGGTCAATTGGGTCAAACGGCAGGTGCACTTGGTCAATCAATAGGTCAACTTGGAACACAAACAGCAGGTCTAGGTCAACTTGGACAACAAATGGGTGTGCAAGATGTAAACTCATTATTAGGCATAGGTGGTCTGCAACAAGGTCAACTTCAAAAATCACTTGATATAGCAAGAGCAAACTCACTTGCAGAACAAGCATTGCCTTATCAACAAGTTGGTTTCATGTCGGATCTCTTTAGAGGTGTGCCAGCCTTACAACAAACTTATTCTAAAAGTACAACTCCTAGTCCAAGCTCAACATCACAACTGTTAGGTCTTGCACAAGCAGGTATTGGTGCCTATGGAATGATGAATCAAGGTCAAGGCTCAAAGAACATATTTGGTTTTTAAGAGGTAAATAATGAACAACGATCCACTACAAAGAAGAATGTTTGCACAACAGATTTTAGCACAACATGCTAGAGCTAATCAGCCTATAGGTATTCTTGCGTCATCTCCACAGTTAATGGGTGCAGTTAAAGGGTTCAAGGACGGTGGTGCAGTTAAAGGGTATGAAAATGGTGGAGCTAGTTTTTTAGATAAGTTAATAAGTGGCATGGGATTAACAAAAGAAGCCAAAGAAAAAAACAGGCAAACAGCTTTAGAAAAATATAAAGCAGAAGTTTTACCAGAAAAAAGTAGATCCGCTCAAGAAAAAGCAGCAAAAATAAATAATACACTGCCCGTGGGAGGATTGAATAATCCTAATATACTTCCTTACAAATTTGGTACTATAAAAAGTACTTTAGCAAATAATCCTGATCTTGAATACGATGAAAAAACTGGTTTTTTCAGATCTAATTTAGAGTCTCCTGTTGTTGAAAAATTAGTAAAAGAAAAACAAAAAAAAGAAATTGAAGGAGATCCTGATCTTTTAAGTAAACTAGTTAAAGATCAAGAAAAAACAAATGTTTCTTCTGATGATAGTTTTACACCTTCTGATGTTACTCAAGGTAGTTCTATTGCTAAAAAAATTAACGAGGTTAATGCTGAAGGTAATAACATAGAGAAAAAAGATGCACCCGAAGCACCCAAAGAAACAAAGAAAAAAGATGAAACATTAGGTAATGTCCATTCTGAACTAAAAGGACTAGTTGGTAAACAAGATGCTTTATTAGAACAAATAAATAATTCAGAAAAAGCTCCTAAAATAAATAATGATTTTGCAACAAGAATTAAAAAGATGGAAACACTTTTAAAGAAAAAAGGTGAAGAAGTAAGTATCGAAGATGTGGACAAAGAAGCAAGAAAATTAGCAGGAATTGATGAAACAAACTATGATGAAGATAAACATACTGCTTTTTGGATGTCTTTAATTAAAGGAGGTTTAGCCACCGCAGCAGGAGAAAGTTCTAATGCATTAACAAACATTGCAAAAGGATTAGCTTTTGGAGTTAAATCTTATGGAGAGGATTTAGCAACAATTAATAAACAGGAAAGAGATGACAGAAAAGAATTAGCTAATATAAGAATGAAACTGCTTAGTGAGAAAAAATCAGAAGCACTAGCCTATAAAACTATGGAATTGCAATATCAAAGTGCTTTGATGAGTGCAGAACAAAATCAATCGCAGTTTGAAAGCAATATGGCTTTTCAACAGAACCAAGCTAATATTAAAAATCAAATGGCTGCAAACATGTTTGATTTAAGTATAGCTACTACCAGAGCCGATCTTAAATTCAAAGAAGCCACTATGGAGTTGAACGAAAAGAAACTAGATCAATCTGTTAGTCAGTTTAAGAAGAATTTAAATTTTCAAATATCTACAATGAAAACACCAAAGATTGCTTTAGAAGTTCTTGGATTAGGAGCCAACTATGCTACTTTTGATCAAGAAGCAGTGGATAGAGGCGAAGTAGGGGTTACATTAACTCCATTAGGCGAGAAATTAGCTCGCACATTATTATCTGGTAAATATAAAGGATCTACTGATAAGCTTACAAGAATGATAAATCAAGCAAGTGCAAACTCTAGTTTCTTAGGTGTTCAATTTAAAACTCCACAAGATGCAGAAAACGCAGTTTTATCGTGGTACTCTGGTTTTGAAAGTTCTTATGGTAAAGCTAAAGGTGACATTCAATCTGCTGAAACACCATCTGATAGTAAAGCTAGAGAAGCGGTTAAAAAAGATTGGATAAAAACATTAACTGGTGTTGTAACAAATGAAGAAGAAGCTCCACCACCATCTGGTAAAAAAAGCGTTATTCAATCTATAAACAAGATATAGGATAAAATGTGGCTAAATATAGAATTACACACACAGATGGTTCTATTTATGAAATAGAAGCAGATGATGATGCTACAGAGGATCAAATAAGACAAGATTTTGAAACTCAATTCCAAGCCTCCAGTGAACAAACTCAAGAAGTAGACCCAGAAGTATTAGAAGCTGAAGACAAGAAAAACGAAGCAGATACTTATGAAGGTTTTTTAGCTGAAGTCGGTGAAGGTATCGTATCAGGTTTAATTAACATACCTACAGGAGTTTTTGAACTTGGTGCAGAACTTATAGATCTAGGAGCCGATACATCTTACGCTAAGACAGTGCATGATTCAGTAGAAGAATTCAAAGAATCAATGGGTATAGATCCAGAAGGTGCGGCAGGTACTTTTGCCGAAGGTATAGTTCAGTTCGGAGTGCCTGGATTAGCTGCAGCATCAGCAGTTAGTAAAGTTTCTAAGTTTGGTAAAATGGCTAAACAGTTTAGTAGGGGTAAAAAAGTCGGTGGTCTTGGTCAAGCTGCAAAATATAATAAGTACAAAAAACAAACTGAATTAACAAAAGGACAAAAAGTTGCTTTAGCTAGTCAACAAATAGCTGCTGCAGGAATAGCAGATGCAGTGGTCACGACTGACGGTACACAGACCATTGGTGATTTCTTTGAGTCTGGCCCGACAACTACAGATAAATACGATGTCGGTGCATCAGGATCCGAGGATGCTGCAAGAAGACTATCTAACAGATTATCTATGTTTGTTGAGGGTGGTGCACTAGCAGGTGGCTTGCCTCCTGTACTAAGCACTCTTGGCACTGCTTTTGTAAAAGCTTCAACATCTAAAATACCTTTTACAGAGACTAGTGCTGGTGAATTAATTGCTGCCCCAGTTAATAAAATAACAGGTGCTGTCGCAAGACGAATAGATGAAGCTCAAGAAAGAGTAAAAAGCTTTGATGCTGATCCGTCAACTTTTGATAGATATGTGGCTACAGCTAGTACAATGCTAACTTCAGCAGGATACTTACCTAGAGCACTTACAGTACAAACCAAAGGTCAAGAAAAGGTGTTTTTTCTACAAAGCAAAAGAAAAGAAAATTTAGGAGAACCTTTTAAAGTAGATGACACAACAAAACTAGATGCAGAAGGTAAACCAACTGAAACTGAACTACAATTTAAAAGTTTTAATGAGGCAAATCAATACATAAAAGATGAAGGTCTTGTAGCCGCTATGAAAACTGAAGAGTGGAAAGCCTTAGAAAAAAAGAAAAAAAACTTAGATCCCGAAATAGATGGAGCTAAATTAACTGATTTGAATAAACAACAACAATTTTTTGTAGAAAAAGAAAGAAACCTCATTAGAGACATGTATCAAATAGAGTCAAAGTCTATTGATGTAGAAGGTGTTGACCCAGTATTTGAAAGAATAGATATCGCAAAAGAGTCTACCTTAATAAATCCATTGGTTGAATCTTTTTTGAAAGAAGCCGAAGGTAAGTTTAAAGGCTTAGAAAAAGAAATAGATACAATACTCAAGAAGCCAGAGTATTTAGAACAAACAGAACTAACAAAGAAAAAAATACTAAACACCATGTATGAATTTTTTAATGGTAATGAGGCTGTAACAAAAAATATTAATTTAGTTACTCCAGATTTTGCTAAATTTGCTGAAGTTGGGTTACCAAAAGAACTATTAAAACCGATGAGAGAAATGGTAAGATTAAAGGATGGTCTTGCTAAAAATATACTAGAGTCTAGTACCGTTAAAAACTTACCTACCATACAACAAATAAAAAATAAAATACCCAAATCTTTTACAGGAGATCCTGATTCTCAATTAAGTAAAGCAGAACAGTGGTTAGAACAACAAAGAAAT